GTCCTCCACCTCCAATCTCACGGGATTGCCGTTGGCGTCCAGTGTAAAGATCATATCCTCCGGGACATCCCATGCGTTTTCGGCCTCGGTATTAACCATATCCTCACCTTCCTCGTTTTCTTCGTCGGTCTGATTGGCGAACTGGTCAAAGTAGCGCTGGCCGAAGCTGGCCCGCTTTTTCTTCACCGAATCGCCCTGGTTCTTCGGGCGCTCGTATTGCGTGAGAACTATATCCGACGCCTTGCGCACGGACTTTGCCTCGCAGAGCGCTTTCAGCACGCCCTTGTAACTGCTGTCCAGCTCTTTCATCAGGAAATCCAACTGCATGTCCAGGTCGCCGATAGAAGCCTTTCGCGCCACGGCGAACAGCAGCAGTTTTTCCTTGCGCTTGTGGTATGTCCACTGAGCCAGCCCGTAGCCTGCGCTGTCGTGGATGAAGGAGCTTGCCTTGTACTTGCCGCTGTCCACGGCCTTTGTATAGGCTTCATCCGTCATCCCCAGCTTGCGCTCATAGGTGTTTTGCAGATTGATGGGGTTCAACCCGCTTTCGGCGTAGAGGTTGCCCATCAGGCCCGCCACGCCGCAGGGATTCCCGATCTTCTCCATCAGGTAATCCCAAATCCGTTTCTCGTTCACAGATAGATCACCTCTCCGCTATCGCGCCATGCGTCGTAATGGGCGCGTATGTGCCCCTCCAAATCCCCGCCGAATTGGGGGTCGTTGGGGTTGACACCGCGCACCATGCGCACCGCTATGTCGTAATCCGTGATACCGTCCTCCGTGGTCATAGGCTCTATGGCCGGGTTCAGGTACACGTCCACGGTGCCCTCACCGCTGGGCACGATGGAATAAAAATGCCGCCCCTCGCAGGGCGGCGCGTTGGCGCTGTTCATTTCATCCCCCCTCATGCTGTCCAGACGATCCATACGACGAGTGCGACTATAGCAACGGCCTTGATAATGCCTATCATGTCGCGCCCTCCCTTCGCTGTAGGGTGATATTGTCCTCAATCCACCGCAGCAGATTGTGGCCGTGACAGTGTTTCGTCATGCCCACGTAGCAGATGATGGACGCCAGCGCCTTGTCGAAGTCGATCTCCCCATCGGCGTACATCTCCGCTACTTTACCCAGGCTCCGCTTGATATGCCGTGTGGTTTTCTTCCTCATGCGCAGACCGTGGGGCGACACCATGTAGCCCACGAACTCAACCGGCGTGGTGGCCTTTTGAATTCGGCTCTTGGGCGACATATCAAGGAGCAATTCATCCCGCAGGAAGTTTTCTATCTGGCGGTATATCCGCCATGCGTTGTCCTTGCCCTTCACGTACAGCGCGAAATCGTCCATGTAGCGCTCATAGAAGTGGACGCGCAGGACGTGCTTCACGTACTGGTCCAGCCGGTTCAAGAACAGGTTGGCGGTTTCCTGGGATGTGAGATTGCCTATCGGCATTCCGACATCGAACAGCCTTTGACCTCTCGGACAGTCGTTTGGCTTCATGCCAATCGGCAGGCCAAAGGGAACATCGGGGTTGTTGATGATCGTGCCGATCAGCCACATGAACCATTCGTCATCCGTGATGGAGCGATAGGTATTCAGCACTTCGACATGATCCACCCGATAGAAATACTTCGATACGTCGCCCTTAATCAGATACCAGTCATCGGCGTCGGGCTTCCGGCTGATAAGCTGCTGCCAGTTGAGCAGGCATTGGGCGGCGGGAAGTGTGCCCTTCCCGTTGCGGCAACCGTAGGAGTGATTGATATATCGCTTGTCCAGGTATGGGTTGATCTGCCGGTATATCGCCCACTGTACGATCCTGTCCCGAAAGCCCAGCGCCATCACCAGGCGAGGCTTTGGGTAACGCACATAGAACTCCCGGTATGGCCCTACGGTGTAGGTCATCTCCAGCAAGTCCCGCTGGATGTCCAGCAGCTTTTCGCCCAGGTTGAAGGTGAAATTCAAAACCTCGTTGCGATACCGCTTGTCCTTGGCGGCGTCCCGGTATGCACCCATCAGATTCTCAAAGTCGCAGATGCGGTCTTTCAGATTGTGCAGCCCCTCCAAAAGATCACCGCCCTGTGATACTGCCGTGCGTGATGTTGCCATTTGGCGGTAGACTGTATTCCGCTGCTGTCAGTCATAGCCTTATGCCCTCCCAGGCCCTTCACGGCGATTCCTGCCCCGGATAATAGGGATAATGGAGCAGGATTGTTGTTTAGGTGTTGATGCACCACGGAAACGCACCCCTCCCACCAGAAGGACAGCCGGTAACTCGTGGTTGATCCGGCATTTTCGATGTATGTTGGGAGCGGGGGCGGCACCCATAGTTCGTGTTCGTATTGCCGCGCTCGTTGTTGGCATTGACATAGCCCAGCCCCGTGTTGCTGGTGTTGTTGTAGTTGCCGCCGCGACGGGGGAAGCGCTAACGAACGCTCGGATTCAGAAGCCGTCCAAATCACGGCACGTTCCCGGAGTAACCCTTGCGGGATTACCTTCGCTGGTCGCTGCTCCTGCGGTCTGATACCGAAGCCATCCAGCCGCCGATCAATGCCCCGATCTCCGCGACCTTCGCAGACCATACGCCGAAGCTCTGATCTGTGAGCAAGCGCCTTTCGCGTCCGTTCCTGTCGGCGAATATGACCTTGTTGGCCTGCTGTATGAACACATCCAGCACCGCCTTGCTGGTGTCCAGGTCGGCCAGCGTGCTTTTGTTCATGTACCGCAGCCGCGCCTTGGTCGCAAGTCGCAGCATCGTGTACATCTCCTGCATGATGTCCTCGCCCAACACGTACTTGTGAAACGCGGGCCAGCGGGCGATTATGGGCCGTGCGTACTGGATCATATCGTCGATCTTCTGGCAGCACGGGCCGGGGTTCGCCCGGTCATACTTAAATTCAGGCATGTCGTTCACCTTTCAGGAAGGGTGGCGCGGCGCTTTCGCACCGCGCCGGGGGCGCACCCTATCGGGTGGCCCCGTCAGGGATTCAGATTCCAGGGGTCAGGGATTCAGGGAAGGGAGCGGGGGCGGCACCCACAGCCCGGGTTCGTAAGGCCGCGCTCGCCGAGGGCATTGACATAGCCCAGCCCCGCGTCGCCGGCGTTGCTGTAGTTGCCGCCGCGACGGGGGAAGCGCTCCCCGGCGACAAAGTTCACGTAATAGTAGCCCTCGGTGTTGTCGTTGGCGTCGGTGGGGAAAAGGCCGAGTTCCTTCACGATGGAGGGCACATAGGGCAGGCGCGTGGAGTGGGCGGTCAGGGTCTTGAAAGCCTGTCCCTTCCCTCCGATGGTCAGATCGTCGCACTGGGTATCAAGCTGGATGGCGCTGCCGGTCCAGTTCCAATGCAGCGTGCCCGTCGTGCCCGGCGCGACGAGAGTATACCCGTCATCCCCGGCGTTGGGCAGGATGGCTTTCCACGCGGCGGAGGAGGCGGACAGGTCGGCGTCAGGATCGGCGGCATTGTTGTCGGCCAGGATTTGCAGCTCGCAATCGTAAATACGATAGCCGTACTGCTGCTCCATGCTGCTGCCGATGATGTCAGCCAGGTTGGCCGGGTCGCTGCCCAGATACCAGTCCAGCGGGCCGCTGCCGTTCAGCGTCCGATAGCCGGTCTGATGATTCGCGTCAATGCCGGTGTCCTGGCTGATGCCGCCGATGAATTTGCCCTTCTCCCAATGGGTCGGGGTGATGTCGGGCCGCAGTTCCGCCGCCGTGGTATGATTTACCAGGCACTTGTACATCCAGCCCTCATAGGCGCGTTCGGTGTTCGCGGTCAGGGCCTTGCCGACCTCCCAGCAGGTCGCGTCCTTATGGCTCTGTCCCCAATAGGTGTTGCCCTTGGGTACCCAGCCGTGTTTCTGCGCCAGCAGCTTGATAAAGCCGCCGTCCGCGCACGTCATGCCGGTGATGCCCGTGCCTGCCATCTTCATGCGGGAAAGGCACTGGTCGGCGCCCAGGCTCCGGGCGGGCATGATGTTGGGCAGGCTCACCAGCGCCCCGTTCGCTACGCCGTTCTCGCCTCCCTTGTACTTGCCGATCAGAATGTAATCCTGCTCCACGCCGTTGATGATGAAAGCGGGGTGGGTATGCTCCGGCAGACCGGCCACCAGGTCGGAGGATTTCATTTTGGGGAACTTGACGAAAATACCGGCGACGTTACCGGCAGCGTCGTACTTGACGATGTTGCCGTACTTCTTCGCCAGAAATTCCAGCGGGGAATTATTCATTGGTCGCGCCTCCGTTCATCAGGTCAACGAGTTCCTGGTATTCCTCGGCGGTGATCCTGTCCGCCATCAGAAACACGTCCAGTTTCAGCAGGGTCGCCTCCCGGTCCAGGGTGCCCTTCTTCAGCCCGCTTTCAATCAGGCGCTTCATCAGCTTATAGGTCATAATCTCTGCCTCCATTCTTTGAAGATCGTGGATGTATAGCCGGTCAGTCCACCACGCGGCCAGCCGGTCAATCAGGTCGCGCATTACGCATTCATCAGCGCGACAAGCGCCTCGTACTCCTCACGGGTCAGGCGGTCAGCCGCGTAAAAGGCGTCCAGCTTGTTCATAATGTCGGCCCGCTTCTGCTCCAGCGTGCCGTCCTTCTTCGCATTGTTGATGATTCGCTCCATCAGCTTATAGGTCATGGCTTCATTCCTCCTCTACGCCCAGCTCCAGGAGAGTGACCTCATAGAGCATGTCGGCCATCAGTTCGTCGTGTTCGTTGATCTGCGTCCGAAGATCCCGGAAGGGTTTGATCTTGGCTTCCCATTCCTCCCGCCGCCTGCGCTCGTCCTCCTCGGGGTCATAGGGCGGCTCGGGCATGTCGGCCACTTCTTCCATGGTCAGGACTTCGTTTTCGTCCATAGCCGGTGTACCTCCTTCTCGTTATGTCAGCGCCGTCAGCTTCGCCTCGGCGGTAGCAAGGCGGTTCTGAACGTCGCGTAACTCTGCCTGAAACGTCATCAGGGCAAAATTAAACGCCGTGCGGTCTATCACGGCGTCCTTGTCCAGATTGGAATAACCCGCTGCGGCGGTATTCGCTGCGGCTGCGGCGTTGGTGGCCGCCGTCGCCGCGTCGTCCGCGTCCTTCGCCGCCTTGTTCGCGGCCTCTGCTGCTGCGCTGGCTTCGCCCGCTGCGCCGCCCACAAGCGCGAGCGCCGCGCCGATGCTCGTCATGTCCATGTCATCAGCCCCCGATCTTCGTCCAGGTGCCGTCGATGGCTTTCATGTACATGGCGCTCATGCTGGCGGTGTAGGCCACGCTGCCCGGAGCCAGGTGGGCGGGCAAGTCGGCCAGATCAGATGCCGATTCGATCAGCACTTCGGCCTTGTCGGCGCTTTCCTGTACGCCGGTGCTGTTCCTCACGATCTTGAAAGACATTAACTGTCACCCCCAATGGCTGCGACCTGGGCTTTCAGCGTCGCAATCTCGTCCTGGGCGTCCCGGAGTTCGGCCTGCATGGTCATCTGCAATTCGTCAAAGGCGATGCAGATGTGCTGCAAGGCTTCGTCCATGGCGTTGAAATTGGTCGCGCTCTGCGGCGTCCCTTCCTGGATGGTTTCACCTGGCGCGGGATTGTGTTCAATCGTGCCGTCGCCGTTGACAATCTCGGTGTAACGGCGGGGATATTCGACAACCTCATCCTTCCACCCGATCCGCTGGTTATAGGACATATCCTGTTTTCCTCCTTCCTGCTATGCTGCCGGTTGCGTCACGCTGAACCGGCACCGATACAATATGCCCTCGGTGGCCGATGGCCGCGTGATGCTTACCGCCTTGCTGGCGTACAGCGTCCCGTGGTGGTTGTACAACTGCACTTCGGTCACGGTGATGTTGCCCGCTATGGTGTGGTCGATCAGGAAAGTGATACTCACCCGACCGTCCGGCAGCACTTCTTTATCCTGGATTTCAGCGCGGTAATAGGTGCTGCCAACCTTGTACTGCGCATAGGCGATATTGTCCCGCACGAACACGCGCAGCGCGTTCAGCGCCGCCGCCGTCAGTGCGATTTGGGTATTCGCCATGATCCCGCCCCTCCTTTCGTTACAAAGTGTCGCGCCCGCACATCTTGTACGGTACAGCATAAACCTCGCCGCCGTTGTCGGCGTGGATCGTGCCCTGTGTGATTGCGCCCATCGTCGCAATATCAGGCTTCGTGCCCGTCATAGGGTATGGGAAATGGTGCCCCTGTCCCTCGGCGTCGGCGTCGATCTCGCTGTCATCCAGCACACCAATGGTGTTGACCCTCGGCCTCGTGCCGGTTTTCAGCAGCGTGCTTGTCATGGGATATTGGAATCCATGGACTCCCGCTTCTTCCGCGTCAACCACGATCTCGCAGAAAGCGCCAGCGGCCAGGGAGTCCAAAACGCTTCGCACGTTCTTTGATGTGGCAATAGCCCTGCGTGCCCATGCTTCCCGGTCCTCCGTCCATTCCCCGGATAGTGTCACGCGAAAATGGAAGGGGTCGCCGCCGTACTGCCAGTATTCTTCAACCTCAATATCGTCGAAGTAGCCGATCAGGAAATTGTTGATTGCCTTGGTTGTGCCATAGGAGGCAAACAGCGGGATCGCATCCCGAATCCATTTTCGCTTTGATTCTACGTCTGCGTGGAAATCGTACAGGCAGTTCAATTCCCACGCCATTTCATCAAGCCGCCATTCGGGCATCTTCTCCACGTTCTGCACGCAATCAAGCCCGTCCTGACATGTTTTCAGGAAATATTTCAAGCCCGCTTCAATG